GCACTAACTGCTAACATAGCAGGTATTGCTGCTATTCCAGCTATTGAGAAGGCTGCCAATGAACCAGTCAAAGCATAGAATCCACCAGCTAATCCTAAAATAGATAATGCTAGTTCTGGGGTTGCTACTGATGCTACTTTCATAAAGAAATCACCTAAACCACCTATAATTGTTTTTACTGCATTACCTACCGATTCTACAACAGAACCAATTGCTTTACCAAGTGATTCAATTCCAGGTGCAGCTATTTTTAAAGCAAATCCAATACCAATAATTCCTGCAGTAATTGCGGCTAATCCTAATAAAGTTGCTGGGTTTGCAAATGCTGCAAATCCAGAAGCCATACCTTTTAATCCACCACCCATTCCTTTCATCATTCCACCAATTCCACCACCTTTAGACATTTTTGCTAAACCACCTCCTTTATTAGCACCGAATCTCATATCAGGTAAACCAGCTTTGGTCATAGGTCCAGCACTTTCTACTACTTTACTACCTAAACCACCAAGTCCTTTCATTTTTTTACTAAGACCACCTAATACAGGACCTAAACCAGACCATGCAGAACCAGCTTGTGCAGATAGTGTTAAAAACTTACCTCCCCAATCTAAAACCTTTGGGCCTGCCTGAGCAACTATAGCCTTTAGTGATTCTCCAATGTTAGAGAAATCTCCACTCATTAGTTTAGATACTTTTTGTGCCTTTTCTTGGTTGGTTGCCATTTTTCCAAGTTCTGCAACTGATACACCTAATAAATCTGCAGTAGCCTTCTTTTGGAAGTAATCCATTTTATTAAATTCATCGATACCACCAAGTGAGTTTAATGTTTCTTTCATCATACCCTCTAGGTCACCTTCCATTGCTAATTGTCTGGCTTTATCTAAGTTGATATTTTTACCTAACATAGCACCTAACTCTAATTCCTTAGTTATAGAACTTTCAAAATCAAGTAATCCATCTGCTATACCACTAATTGTACTCATATTAGTACCTAACTTACCAGCATACAAAGATGCTTGTAATATATTCTTACCACCATCTTTACCAAATAATGCAAACTCTTCAGTTGAATTTGCTAAATCTCCCATTAATTGAGAAACTGGTATGTTGTTCATCTTAGCAAATTCCCTAGCACCAGCTGCCAAATTACCAGCAGTTTCTAATGAACCACCATTTAATCTAGCCAAAGAACCACTTAATGTTGCTGCCTCAGTACCACTAATACCCATGTTATTGGCCATTAGACTAGTTTGAAGTTGTGCTCCAAATGTAGCATCTTCCATTCCACCCATTTCGGCAGATAAAGCTTTTAGATTTGAAGCAGAATCACCAAATGCAAATGATAATATAGTTGCGCTACCAGCGGCTCCACTTAAACTTTCACCAACTTGTCCTAATTCTTTATTTACTTCAGATAGTTTACCAGCAAATTTACCGGCTCCTATTAATAGTAATCCAGTTATACCTTTTGAACTTCTTAGGTTAGTAAGAAATGTTTCGGCAGTTTCTGTTATAGCTTGCATTGAAGATTTTAATGCATCTGCTGCAGTTTTTTGTTTATTAAGAGCTTCTACCTGTTCTTTAGTTAGATTAGAATTAGCGTCTGCTATGTTATTTTGGTCTCCTAAATTTTTTAAAATTGCTGAATTTTTGTCTAATACCTTAGACATAATACCCATTTCCTCATCTCTTAAACTGGTGAGTGCTAGTCGTTGGAAAGTTTCGTCTTCTGATAGTGAACTTATTTGTCTATTAATAGACGCTATTTTAAGTGCTGATTTTTCTTGTTTACTACCCTCTGCGAGTGTACCTTGTTGTAAACCTAATCCTTTTCTTTGAGAATCTTGTAAATTTTTATAAATACCAGATATAGAACTTATCGATTGTTCGGCATTTCCAAATGACTCAAGTGATTCTTGGTTTATTTTTTTAAGTTCTTTACCAAGTTTTGATATTTCTAATTTTTGCTCACGAATTTTTTTATTTCGTATCTCAATCAACAAATTTTGGTCCTTTTCAGCCAAAGATATAGCATACTGTGCTTGCTTTATCTCCTCTAATACTTTAAGACTGTCTCTATTATTGGCCATTTATATAGGTTCTTTATTTAGAATATCTCTTTAAGAGTGCATCTATATCTGCTTTCTCTTTTCTAATTTTTTCCATTCTATCTGTAAACTCTTTTGGTAATCCTTTATCTGCTGCCTTTTTTATTATTCTGTCAGCAGTACCCCTTTGTAGTCCATCGAAAAAATCTCCTATGAATCTAGACGCCATATTTAATTCATTTATGTTCTTTTTTGCCATGAGTAATGTGTTTATACTTTTATACTCTTATAAATATTGGATAAAAAAAAAGTAAGGATTATTTTCTAACCCTTACTTTTGATTGTCTTTCAGCCTTTTTCATTTGGTCTGATTCTTTTTTCTTTAAATCTACCAACTTTTTGAAATAGAACTTTCTCCATTGTATTGGCATGAAGTAAACATCTTTCCAAGTAAATCCATTACCAAATTGTATAAGTTCCCAAATTTGGTCGTGTAATTGAATTGAGTAGTTACTCGGCAGGGTAAAAAAACCCGGCCCCAAAAGGGATATCGAGCGCCTCCTCCTCACCCGTTAACTCCGATGTGAAGTTGAACTTTAAATCCATATCTGGACTGATTTCTTTAACATATTTTCTGAATGCCTTAGTATCTAATGCTAAGAATGAGTTTTGTACCCATTTGGTAATGAAACCTCTATCGTTATTACCATCTACTGATTGAATCATATACTTTAAACGAGTAGTTACATCAAATGTAGTATCTCCCTTTCCTTTGTATAATCTAGCCAATGCTTGGTTTTCTTTTGAAATTTCCAACTCATCACCATGTGTAAGAAGTTTAAATTCTACTTCAGCTCCACTTTTTGGTAATTTAAATTTATAAATATTTTCAGCATTTAATAATTCTTCATTAAAGTCTTTAGTCTTTACCTTAGATAAATCAATACTTACCTCTTGGTCTTCTAATGTAGATGGGTCAGTTACTGATACTTTATATTCTGCACCGTAACCCAATACCCTAGTTGCTAATAGAATAGCGTTCTTATCTCCAATTAGAACATCATTTATATTTAAACCAGTTTCTACAACCACTGATTCAAATAACTTATCCAATACTACACCTTTTCTAATTAAGGATTGCGATGCAAGAATATCTTCTTCTCTTGCAGTCATGTATTTAATTTCTATGTTTCCTTTTCTTAGTGGATGTCCTTCTGGGTAACCCAATCCTTTGGATGGTAAATCAATTACCTCGGTTGGGAATTCAAATTTATTTTCGCTCATAATTTAACCTTTATTAGTTGTATATATAAGTATATCGAAATAAAAAAGTTATAAAATAAAAAAGGTTCTCAATGAGAGAACCTTTTTAATATAGATAATAGTGAATAATATCTTAGAATTCTAATATAGCGTAATCGTATGCTAATGTTAATTCAATGTCAGCAGGGTCATTAGATGAGAAATCCAAATCATTGAAGTTTGCAGATACAATAAATGCACCTTTTAGCTTCCATTGTTCGATTTTATCTCCAACTGGTCCTAGCATATAAAAGTCAATATCCTTTTTATAGAAATCAGCGTATCCTTTTCTACCAGTCAATGATTCGTATCCTAATCTTACCCATTCCATCACTTGTTGAGCACCAGAAGGAACGATTGGGTCATACATTGTTATTGTAATGTCTTGCCATTCGCCTTTTCCTTGTAGTTTTCTATAAGTGTTAATATGGTCTAGTTTTATAGGTTCGAAGTTAATTGACGGTCTATTTGCGGTTTTTATAAGGTATGATTGAATTCCATCAATCTCCATTATATACCTGTTCTTCATCTTCGGTTCGAAGTTGGTGAACATCATTTCGTTAAATTCTAATACTTCTGCCATTTTTTTATTCCTTTTTTTATACTAATAAATATTAGTTATTCGTTTTTTTGTTTTATGCCGAGAAAGATGCTCCAGTTGGTAAGATATTGAAATCAATTACTATGAATTCAGCCGTCTTAGCCGGTTGTAGGAATATTTGTCCTGCGAGTATGTTTCTATCAACCACATCAGGTGTATTGTTAGTCTCATCCATAACTACTTTAAATGCATATAAACCTTGTCTTTGTTGAATTGCTTCTAAGTAAGGTTGTACAGTGTTTATAAATCTACCTCTTGTCTGAGCAGTATTTTGTTCAAATACTAAAAATCTAGATGTAGATGCAACAAACTTCTTAACATTTATTAATAATCTTCTAACATTAATTCTATCCAATGCCGAAGCTTTATCTTGTAAAGTCTTTTGTCCAAATGCAACTATACCTTGTCCAGGGAAAGAAGCAATAGGATTTACTTTGTTTTCATATAAAGTATCTCTTTCAGAGTGTGTTAATCTATTTAGTACACTTACTGCTCCTATGATACCTCCTCTATTCAAACCTGCAGGAGCGAACCATTCTGCCGCAATAGCATCGTTTGAAGCGTATACTGCAGGAAGTAACACTGAAGGTGGTACTGAGATTAATTTATTTGTGTTTGAATCTACTGTCTTAATCCAAGGATAATAAGAACCTACATAGTTTGAATCAATTGCGTTAGCCTGAGTAGTTACTTGTGATATTGTATCACTTACTCCAGTTAAATCTGCAATATAGAAACAATCTTGTCTAGCTTCTACCATATCCAATACATCAGTTACAACTGCAGGGTGTAATCTTCTTACAATACCAGGAGTTACTACCATATTAATATCATACTCATCTGCATTTGATACTGCATTAACAGCTTTTGCATATGCCTTAGAACCAAACTTAGTTGAATCAGTTAAATCAAATCCTTGTGAATTTCCAGTTGAAATTGAAGAACCTAGTGCAATTTCTCTATTTGGACTCATTCCATCGAATCCACCTTGGAAACCAACAGTGAATTGTCTCTTAATCATATCATCGGTTGCAGAACCAGTCATTTCTAATGATAATCCAATACCACTTACATTTCCATCAAATCCAAATACTAAGTTAGAACCAACTCCTACACTTTCAGGTAGGGGATTCATATAGTTAGCGTTATCATCCTTTATACCAATTGATTCGAAATCGAATCCAGCATAAAATTGTGGGTTACCAGCTGTGTTAGCGATAGAACCAGTTTGGAATATAGCTTCAGGAATCTGAGTTTCAATATCTGCTTTAATTGGATTGGAATAAGCTCCATGTCCGAATGGTGCAGCAGATACAGGGTATGAACCTTGCGCCCCAACTTCTACTCTAATATACTTAGAGTTGTTTATCCAATCACCATTTTCAGTAATTTTTCCATTTGAATCAATAGTACTATATCTATCACCAATTACTCTAGCAATATAATTTGCAGAGGCTGGGTCTAAGTTTACATTATTAAATGATTCTAATACTACTTTTCTTTTATCTGTATCTGAGTAAGAACGGATAGTTAATGAGAATACTGAATAATCAGTACCACCATCTTCACCAGCTGCCTTCACACCAGATATAGAAACTTTAAATCTTTTATTTTCACCATTACCATGTCCTAATGTATGGAAACGGAATAAATCATATCTTTCACCAGAGATTAATTGTGATTTTACATATGGTGTTACGGCTGTACTAGCATCGTAAGTAAAGTTTTGAGTTGGTAATACAACTGCTTGAATTACATTCTTATCAGTTATACCATCATATGCATTCTTAAAGTAAGAATAAACATATGCATCTTTCGAACCTCTTGGATTAGAACCAAATACATCAGTTACATCATTATTATCAGTTGATGATAAAGATGAAGATATTTCTCCAATACCACTACCACTAACAACGAATGAACCAGTTGCACTTCCATCTGATATACTGAACCCAGTAAATCCAACTTCTTCATCACCACCATGTGTTGAGTGAAGTGTTGAAATTATTTTTATTCCAGCTGAACCAGATGTTGCAATCCCAATTGGTGCAATTTGACTATAACCATCTACACCTGCTACTCTAACAATAGTTGCACTTCCTGCTTCCCTTAAATAGTTCTGCACTGCATACTCTGTATAGTAAGTACCATCCGGTGTACCAAATTTATCTTCAAACTCACTCTGAGTTCGAACTACTGTCGGAACAAACGCCGTACCTTGTTTGAAAGGTCCGATGAACGCTGCTCCTATTTCTCCAACCCCTTGTGCTAAGAACGAAAGGTCGTTTTCTCTCGTAAATACTCCAGGTGATACAATTCTTTCTGCCATATTATCTTCGTTTATTAAATAAACAATTTAGTTATTACAAATATAAATATAACTAAAACGTTGAAACCATTAATTAGTGTACAAAACTAATTTATAAATTATTTTACTAGTTTGGATATTAAGGGTCTGTTGGTGTTGGTGTTACCGAGCCAGTTGACCATGGAAGATTTTCATCTCCAACTTCTTCTGATGCATCATCTATTTCATCTATTTGTTTTGCAATTTTTTCCGAAATATGGTCCCAGTATCCCTGAGTTGGATGTGTTACCGATGCGGAAACCCAACCAATTACCAATTCTTCGGTTAAATCTCCGAAAGCGACGAATTCGTCAACTGAACCAGTGTTAAAATCAATTGGAGTTGCTCCAATAAATCTACCTTGAGTACCAGTTGAATCCTCAGTTCCTATAAGTTCCCATCTTGAATGTAGTACAACATTTTCATGTTCACCTACTGTTTTTTTAGTCATTTGGGTTATCGACCATGAATAAGTTACTGCCATTTTTATTGTCTTTTATATATATATAAGTATATAGGTTGTTCTCCAAACGGAAAACTAACACCTATAAATATAACCAAATTTATTTAAACATAAATATATTGTTATACTAGCCCTCTAAAACTTCAAGTCTTGCCTTAAGGTCATCTATAATAACTTGTTGTTCTTGTATTGACTTTACAAGCATTGCAGTTAGAGCACCATCATCTATACTTTTTACACCATCTGCACCCTCTTGTTCATCATTAGTTTCTACTAATTCAGAACAAACTGACTCAACTTCTTGTGCAATAAATCCTCTGTTATCAAGTAAACCTCTTTCTGGTTGTAATGTTCTACCCATTAATTCCACACCAGTTATCCAATCAAATTTTCTAGTTCTTAATTGAAGTAATTCAGTTAATCCTAAATCATTGTCTCTGATATTTTCTTTTAATCTTCTATCTGAAGTTGTATATCCACCAGAAAGTCTTGCTCTACCAGATACATCAAGTGGGTATTGAGGTGTTCTTAGTACACCAACATAACCTCTCCAGTAATTTCTATTGTTTATAACTAAAGAAAGAGTGTAACCACCAGTGTCATATGCACTAGCGGATATTCTTAGTGATTGCTCACCACGGGCGTCATAGTTTTCAAATAAAATCCTTGACTGACTTGAATACGTTGATTGTTTAAATGTTATATCATGTCCTACTGCTAAATTAAGACCAGGGTTGGTATCACTACCATTAGTACCACTTTGAATCCAACTATGGAATCTAGCAGCAGAAAATTGTGATACACCTGCAGGGTCTGCATACCAAGTAGTTGAGTTTGTATCATAGTAAATACCAGCATACATTGCCCCACCATTACCACTATTCTCATCAAGTATAGGAATAGTTCTCCAACTTCTGAAACCACCCCAAGTTGAACGGAATCTCAAGTTAGTAATTGGACCACCACACATTTGCCATCCATATCTAGAACCACCATTTGTATAGTGATAAGCTTGAACACCTACCCAATGTGATGTACCCGATGGTTGACTACCTGGATTACTCCAAGTATCAAAAAATCCAGAACCCCAGTTAGCAACACTGTTAAAATCTACGGTGCCCCAACCTACTGCACCAGTCCAATAGTTTTGGTCACCAGTAATACGAGGTCTTGCACCATAATATTCAGCAGAAGACCTTGTCTGACCTGAAAGCATCATATGTGCTTTAGTTCTATTACTTACACCCTCCATTCGAGTTGAGTTGATAGATGCACCATCAAAATAATAACCAGTATTATTATTATCGTAGAAAATAGGAGAACGAGATGACGAATTGGCATATACAATACCACTAAAGTTAGCACCTTGAGATGAGAATGAAATTCTATGATATGTACTACCATTATTTTTTAGTGCAAGGTGATGTCCATATGAACCATTGTACTCGTATGCGAGTCCGTACATATTACCAATTGGCCATGATTCTCCAATTGTCCAAATAACTTTTGCTCTAGTACCAGTACGATTATAATCACCCATCATTCCACCTTGATTGGTAGAACATAAATAATTATCATAATACTGTCTTCCAAGAACATAAAGGGTACGTACCCTTGTATCACCTTGACTACTACCAAAATAATATCCGGTATTTTCTCTATCATAAAAGATATTAGAACGAGTATCATTCATCATTGATACGCCACCACCATCCCAATAGTATGCAGTATTATCTCTATCATAGATAAAGTTAACCTGAAGTGTACCATTGATATAAGTTGTTCCTCCTACATACCAGTTAATATATGTACCGTATCCACCTTGTGCATCTAAGTGTAAGTTACCATTTGTTGTAGCAACACTTGCGTATGAACTACTATAACGACCATTACCACCTACTTGTAGGTATCTACCCCAAGATAAGTTAGGGCCATATAATACTCCAGTTCTTTGTCTACTTCCATATGCACCTGAAGTAGAGTTAGGGTCTATATAATATCCAGTATCATTTGAATCATAGAAAACTGGTGCTCTCATTGAACCTCTAGCTAGACCATATCCACTACGAGTTGCCAATTCCCAAGTTCCATTGTACATCATCTCTGTATAAGAGTTTCTCAACATATAGAAAGCCCACTCATTTTCGATGTCATTATAAAGACCAGCTGCATTAGAATGGTCATGCATAAACACCCAATGTCCATTAATTGAGTATCCACCCCAACCAGCTCTAGTACTTGAGGTTTGAACAGTACCATAATTACCAGTTACTGTATCTCTACCTACTCTAAATTCTAATGTGCTATTATCAGTATAGAAATAAGTACCATTATCATTTTGATGTCTAATTGCCCAACTTGCACCTGAATCTAATAAACCAATTTCATTTGAACTAGTTGAATAAACATATCCTCTAATAGTACCGTTGTGTTGGTCTCTAAATCTAATACCATTTGCAGAACCACCACCAGCAACGTTCCAATAATCATCATCATCTGAATACCAATGTTGACCAGTTGCTTGGTTATAAAGTCCTGTACCACTTGCATCATTTCTCAGCCAACTTCTAGCATAAATGTCAGTTGCTCTTATACCAGACCCTAAGTTAGAAAAACTGTCTGGGTCCATATAATAACCTGTGTTATTATAATGATAATAAATCGGAGACCTCATTTGAAATTGATGATACATATAATCAGTACCAACTCTAAAATACTGAGACCCATTTCTTAGTGCTCTGAATGCATATGAGTGAGTAGCAGCCATTCTTGCATCAACACCATAGTCATATGAAGATTTATCAATTATAATACCCCAATCATTATTAGAACCTTGAATATTAAGAGATGCATCATATCCGGATACTTGATTTCCAGAGGAAACAAGATATAATCCATTTAATCTTGATATACCTTGTGGGTCCATATAATAACCTGTACTATTGTAATCTCTGAATAACGAACCTTTTACCTCGGAAGTTACTACCAAACTATTTGATAGTGCTGCTCTAAATCCACCATTATTAATAACCAATATACCGTGGTCAGTTAAATTATTAGCACCACCTTTACTACCAGCGTTTGGATGTGACCAATATAAACCATATGCATTTCCAGTTGAATTACCATCATTAGGAAGTTTATATGAAGTACCCATATTAAATATGGTTTGTATTCTGGTGGATGTATATAATCCCGTAAGACCAACTCCATAATTTCCAGTCATTTGAATACCACCACTAAAATTGGCAGCAACATTACTATCAGCAGGGTCTACATAATATGCAGGGTTCTGTGAATCATAATATATAGATGCACCAATTGCTTGGTTTGTACCCATACCAGGATATGTATCAGGTACTATTTCTGCAGCTGTTGACCTTGCAGGGTTTCCTGTACCGGATGTTGTTAGTGACCAACCACTACTTTGAAAGTTATTTGTTATTGCGTAATTTAATGTACCATTATCAGTTATATAAATTTGTAAGTAATGAGTCTCATATGTAGTACCTTTTCTAATTCTAATATTATTAAAAATACCATTAGAACTATACCAAGATTTACCTAATAAAGTAAGTGTGGCAGTTCCACCATAAGATATACCAGCAGTAAATGACATTGAACCATGTCTACCACCATTAGTATCCCACACATTGAAGGTAGCATATTGTCTACCACTTCCTGTAGCAATAGTTACCCATTGTCCTGCAGTTACACTTCTTGACGCCGTATCTGCAAGTTTATATCCATCAACCGTTAATCCATTAACTTGAAGTTCATTTAATACCGAAGTTGATGCAGGGTCTGTGTAGTAATTAGTATCATCTAAATCGTAAAACCTTGGTGCACGAGATGAACCATAAGAATATGTATTACCAGCGGTATCAGTACCAGAAACAGTCCTACCTGCTGTTTGTGAATATACATGCCATGCATCAGTTGAACCTATTAATTGTGAGGAAGTTCTACTACCAACATACCAAGTACTACCACTACCACCATTTAACCTAACCATAGCCTCATATCCATTACCTGGACTTAGATAAAGGTATGTGTGTTTAGCTCCAGTTAATTGTAAATTATATAAGTTTGATGTTGCATTAGGGTCTAAATAATATCCACTACTATTGTAATCTCTGAAAAGAGTTCCTCTTACTTCATCAGTAAATACTGCTCTACTTGATATAGCAGCCTTAAAAGTACCATTCATTAGAATTAACATACCATGGTCATTCAAGTTTCCGGCTGCACCTCCAGCATTAGGATGTGACCAAGCTACACCATATAAGTTACCAGTACTACCACCATCATCTGGTAATCTATAAGCATCGCCCATAGAAAATAGTAATTGGTATCTACTTGCGGAGTATAAACCATAAATTCCTTTTCCGTAATTATCAAAAGAAATACTTCTACCATATGTTATCCTATTAGTAGTACGAGTATCATGTCTCCATATTAATGAATCAGTTCCAGCGTATCTACTATAATGATATGATGTATAACCACTATCCCAGTAATAATGGTCACCATATCCACTAGATGAACTTTCACCAAAGTAGAAGTGAGAATCACCACTATCGGTAGCCCATAATTTAAGAGTATCATTGATATTAGTTGTATCATTGTTACCATTACCTAAAGTAGTTGTACCATAGGTATTTAATGTTGTTATATTAGTAGT